TAGTGTGACAATCTGCTCACTAGTCATCTTGCCCCTCTATCTTTACGATCTTGGTAGTCACCCACCATCCATCCTTACCGCCTATGTGCATACGCTTGCTTACTTGAATTGGTAGCCTTTTGTCTGCATCATCTTCGCCAAATGTAGAGGGCATGCCACTGAGTTTTATTCCCTCATAATCGTTAAAACAATGAGCGTACCAATACCTGAATTCAAACACGCCGTTCTTAAAACAGTAGCCGTCTCTGAGTTCGTAGACAGATCCTGACTCAGTTGTAATTATCATCCGGTCTTCCTGTCGCAGAAGAACACGAACACTCTCTTGCCAATAATGATATCTAGAGTCGGTTGTGTCTTCATGTCGTAAAGATTAATCCCAAAGACATAAGCAGTACCTAGTGATTGGGAATCTCTGTAGCTTCTAAACTTAATCATTTTTAATCGTTCCAACTCTCTCGTGGCAATCATCGCATAGTGTTCTAAACCATGTCTTGCCTCTTGTCTCACCAAACTTCCCACAGTCTTCGCAGACGTGTATCGAGGACTGCTCGGCATTTCTAGCAATGGCATTCATAATATCAAGCTCTATACCCATCTTAGATGTAGCAAAGTAATAACGCAGAGAGCCAAACTTTTGTTTGATTTGATGAACTGTATAGTCGGGGTCTATGTGCGCTAACATATCATTGGCTTCTAGAATAATCCGACTCCATCCCCCAGGTGCTTCACAGCCGTACCAACCGCTCGCTGTTCGCTTGTCTAAAAGATAAGTCCAGTTCCTGTTATTCATTTTTGTACCTCCTTATAAGAGTTATCTAAAGCCTTTAAAGCTTTGCTTACGCAAACTTCTGCACCATCACCATAGCGATGTTTAAACTCTACACCGCGTTCTTCGTAGCCCTCTAGATACAGGGGGTCTTCACCAGTAGTAGCAATGTAGGTGTTCACATTACTAGGTGAAGTTCCGCCCTTTACTCTGGCTATGTGTATCTCAGTGAGCAGCTGTCTGTTTAATCTAATCTGGACGTGTAGTGGCATCTTGACCTCTTCTCTTGGCTCCCATTACTCCCCTTAGGTATTCAAAGCAATAGATGTGCATCAGTGAGTCCCATCCAGCATCGTGCTGGTTCTCTGTGCCAATCTTATCAATAGCATACTCCTTCGCACGTTTCTTCCAAGTCTCTGACTTGACTGGCATTCCGTGTTCTTCCTTGTAGTCCAACGCAAAGCAGAGAGCGTTTAGATCAACGGTTCTTCTGGAGAAGAGCGAGTAGGTTTTAGGCAGCGAGTCTTTTACGAACGGCATGTCAAATGCTCCGACGTTGAACCCGACAGGGATAGTCTTTCCTCTGCGGTTAGTGTCAGCTCCTATTGCAATTAACCAATCGTAAACCTGACTGTCAACTTCATCTGGCAAAGGTGCACTTTGTAGAGACTCAAGCGTGATGCCGTGAACCTCAAAAGCACGTTCAGACCACTGGCACTCACCTGGATTCATATTCATAGAGATTTGATACCCGTCCTCGGTGGATAGGCCAATCTGGATTAGCTTCCCGCCTTCAGCCAGCTCACTGGAGGACATCTCTCCGTCTAGTCCTATGTATAGGTATGGCATTAGCTCTCTCCTGAGAATGATTTAGGTTTTTTACTATACATAATTATACCAAGTAAGCTATACTATGTCAATGGAAAAATTTAAATACATGCTGTCAGCGAATAACCTTTATATTGTACCCTTTACAGACGATGATGGCAAGGAGTTTTCTGCAGAAATATATGGAAGAGACATTATTGCTCAAATAGAGAAGTCTTATAAGCTTGAGAAGTCTTTAAGAAAAGATCCAAATGAAGCACTTGACAAAGAACAAGAAGTCCTGTAGAGTGTCACTATGACTAAACATGACCCAGAAACAACTCAGATAATGCAGCATGCTGTTGAAGATCTTCAGATGTACATGGCTACCGCTGGAAAAGACACAACAGAAGGAATGATAAAGGCTTGGCAGATTGGATACATTGCCGGGGTAAACCGAGCGATAGGTATGAGGGATGAACAGGGCACAGAAGAGAGCTACTGAGGCAGTTGATGCCAAGGTCATTAGCAAAGCTAAGAAAGATATGTCAAAGTGGTTCGACTCTTTAGATCGACTCCCACCTGAGCATGAGGTTAGAATATGGCAAGCAGGTTATCTTGCTGGACTCAATAGAAGTAACAAAGATTAAGGATTACAATTAAAGAGTTTACAACAAACATAGTAAATAGATTTGACAAACATCTAATAGAGATCTCCTCGCGAATTGGCATACCCTTTCTGAGGTATGCTATAGGAACAATCTTTATTTGGTTTGGCGCTTTAAAGATGATAGGTGAGTTGTCGCCTGCTTATGACTTGGTTGCAGCAACCATTTACTGGCTGACTCCGGAAATTATTGTTCCCCTGCTTGGGCTATGGGAAATTGCCATTGGCGTTGCCTTCTTAATTCCCGCGCTAACGCGAGTAGGAATTATTCTTCTGGCATTTCAGATGCCAGGAACATTCTTGCCACTTGTATTGCTCCCTGAGATTTGCTTCGAGGTATTCCCATTCGTATTAACATTAGAGGGTCAATACATTGTTAAGAACCTAATCATTATTGGTTCGGCCCTTGTGATTGTAGCTGGTACGAGAAAAAAGGCTAAGGACTAAACTTCTATAACAGGGTAAGTCTCTTGGCACTCATGGCAAAAATGAGTGTACTCTTTTTCTTTCACCCCTCCAAGGACAAGTTTGTCTTCCCTGGCTAACATGATTTCATCGATGCCTGGGACACCGTACCAAATGGGGGACATTGCTGCTTGACTGCATAGTGGACATATCATTAGTATATCTTATCATATAATACATGGCTTTGTTCATTTTCGGCACGTTTCTTACAATTATTTTTTATTTAATTAACCAAATAACCCCCTATTTTACAACCCAGTAGAGCTTTACGTGATAAAATTGACAGATGAACTTATCCTATCTGCCAATCTCTGTCACAGAGGATCCTGAAGCTTGGGAGCTGTATAAAGATACCCCTTACAGGTGGTCATTCAATAAATTAGAAGTTGCTTTAAGGCAAGGGCTTCACTCAGGACCTGCCGCAACTGCCCCGAGGACTGAAGGAACATACATCTCACGCCCTGTGTATAACCTCTATGGTATGGGCATCGAAGCAAAAAGATTTTACTATCAGGAGTCTATGGAAAGGGGTCTGGTTAACTACGATGTGGTGGCCCCCGGGAGCTTTTGGTGTGAGTGGCTAGAGGGCGAACAGCTGTCTGTTGATTACAGAAGACTGTCTGGAAGCTTAAACTGGGTGGTCTCTTCTGTTTGGCGAGGTGAGCATTTTAGTTCATACAACCTAACTAAGTTTGAGAAGTGGACAAGAATCGAGAATACTTCCGCTCCTAGCTTAATGAATCTTCCGATTGCTTTGGACTGGCTAGGCGATAAATCTGTTGCAGGCTTTAATCTAGAGTTTAGGGCAGGTTATGTAACAGAGATTCACCTGAGGCTGGGCAACACTTCTTTTGAAGACCTGCCCGTAGGAACAACTGTCTTGCCTATTTGGGATGATGAAGAGCTAGGTACCGAAGAATTTAGAGAAGACGATGACCCTGAGATGGAAAAGTTTAAGGCCTTCGGCAGGATTAGCAATATCCGAAAAGGTTTTCGAGTGGTCAGAGACGGACTTGAATATCAGAAGGTTTTGTGATACACTTTACCTAACAACCCACGGCTACTGGGATAGAAACGGGACTGTAAATCCTGTGCCTTCGGCTAGATAAGTTCGATTCTTATACGTGGGACCACGTTCGTTACCAAATTGTAATATTCTATTGTCTAAAGCCGATAATATCCATGTATACTGAATATAATAACCCAATGAAAGAGAACTAAATGACCACAGTTTATACCCTGCCTTCCTGCGTACAATGTGACGCAACCAAAAGATTCCTAACAAAGAAGGGGATAGAGTATAAGATTGTTGATCTCAGCATTGATTCTGATGCTTATGAATACATCAAGGGGTTAGGCTTTACTGCTGCACCTATAGTTGTGTCAGGTAACGATTCTTGGTCTGGATTTAATCCCGACAAACTTTCTGCTATCGTTGCTTGACATTTCTGCAACTAAAAGATATAATGGACTCATGATAAATTATGAATTTAACACCCTGGTTCTAGACAGTAGCCATACTAAAGAGGACCAGGCAGCTATTGACCGTTTTGTTAACCAGTCGGTTGCCAAGGATAGGTCACGTATTCTCGAGGAGCTTTACTCACTCAGTAGCCATGGTAATTTGCAGATTGCAAAGTTTAAGCTAGAAGAAATAATTAATAATAAAAATAAGGGGTAATAATTGTGATTAATATTATGAATTACGAAGGCCTTAATGGGCTATGGAATGTTTTATTTGGGTTTGAATATGTGATTGCACAGTTTTTCTGGAATACACTGTTTATAACCGCAACATTTATATTCTTAAGGAGGGTAGTCACAAAGCAGATACACGGATACATGCAAGAAAAATACGTAAAAGAACTTGAGGAAAAAGCTAATGTTAACACCGATTGAAGATAAGATTATTGTAGAACCCGTTTCAGAATCAGAAACAAAGACATCTAGTGGACTTATTATAACTAAGCTAGATAACAATGCACCAACAGAGGGAATCGTTGTAGCTGTTGGACCTGGAATCACCTTCGCTAACGGAACTAGGCTAGAGATGGACTTAGAAGTTGGCAATAAGGTTGCTTATTCTAAATTTGCTGGCACTGAGGTAGAGCATGACGGTAAGACTTACGTCATCCTTCCTTACCGTGAAATCTATGCAGTGTTGGGATAAGATATGACTACTTTTATTAGATCCATGCCAGAAGAGCCAACAAAAGTTCTAGACGAAGGCTATGTCAGATTAGTAGACGTATTGGGAGACGATCTCTCTGTGGTCAACGCAGCTCGAGTGTCCTATGACAAAGAAGTTACAGAGTTTGCTCCCAGAGATGCCAAGCTCCTAAAATTTCTATTAAGAGAGGGGCATACCAGCCCCTTTCGTCATGCAGCTATGACCTTCGAGGTGTACGCTCCACTGTTTGTTGCTAGACAGTGGTGGAAACATGCTGTGGCCTCTAGTCACGTTGATGACCAGAATGGCTGGAATGAATCCTCTAGGCGTTACATTACCGAAGACGAAAAGTTCTACATTCCACTGCCAGAAGCATGGCGTAGTAAGCCAGAGAATAGCAAGCAGGGCTCTGGAGACCCAGTTGACATCGAATTAGGCCAGAAACACTTTGACAGGCTCTGTGAGACTGTTGTGAGCGGTACAGAGGCATACCACGATGCTCTTGACGATGGTGTTGCTCCAGAGATCGCAAGGTTGTTTCTGCCAGCTTATGGTATGTACGTACGTTGGAGGTGGACAGTGTCTCTGCAGGGAGTCTTAGCATTCCTAGACCAGAGAATGCCACACGATGCTCAGTTTGAGATCCAACAATATGCAAAAGCAATACTTGCTTTAGTTAAAGAAGCATTTCCTGAAACCATTTCTACTCTTTACGAAGAGTAGTCTTGCAGGGGAGTTAGCTCAGCTGGTTAGAGCAAACGACTCATAATCGTTCGGTCGCGGGTTCAAGTCCCGCACTCCCCACTTTATGGTATAATTATCTAGATAACTATGAGTATTTATGATAATGGTCGGCCTGGAATGAGTCCGCAAAGGCGAGAGAAGATGGATGCTATGGCTTCCATTAATAAAACTACCTCGGAACAATCAACAAAACTTAAAATTGAAGATCAGAAGCGTGAACGCTATGAGCTTCAGGAGTCTAAACGTGCACCAAAAATACAGGTTGACCAGAAGGTAATTCTTTGGACCTGGTTAGTCGGCATTGGCTTAGCCTTTATCTCTTCAGCCATAGTATCTTTTAATGGTATAACTTCTGTAGCAACCTTTGTAGGCCTGTCCCAAGAGTGGATGGCCGGGCTGTTCTTCTTCTTTATCGAACTCATGTACCTTCTTTTCTTAGTAGCATACCTAGTGCTATCATCTAGACTTAGTGACAATGGCAAGCCAGAAAAAACATCTGGAGCAATTATCGGAATGGTTGCCTTTGGTGGTCTAGCTGTTCTAGCAAACGCATTCCACACCTTCGACTACTGGGACTGGAACTGGACAGAGCCTCGCATGTGGGCTGGTACAATACTTGGAGTGGCTGCACCGATTGCAATTATTGCTGCAAGCAAGATGGCTTCTAGGGTTGTATTCGCTAAAGCTATTAGTCTTTAATTGATCCTTTAAAAATCTTTTAGTCTATCTTTTAATATTTAATTCTTTATATTTATAGCATATAATCTCGTACCATTAAAAAGATAGTGGTACAATTATACTATATGGTAAAGACTGCAAAACATCGTAAGGCGATGTCCCTAGTGCTTGAAGAACTTCATCTCTACAAAGAGAAGCACGGGTGTTTTGATTGCAGGAACATATTCCCCCACTACATCTTAGAGTTTGATCACAAGCCAGAGCATCAGAAGATAGACGTCGTATACCGGGTTCTTCGTAATTATGGTGAGGCTGCTGCTTGGAAGGAAGTTTCTAAGTGTGATGTGGTGTGTGCCAACTGTCACAAGATGAGAACTTATCAACGTGAGTATGGGGGTAAGTGATGAACATTGACCAAAGAATTAAAGCTGTCTTATTTGACATAGCTAAAGAGATTAAAGTTCATAAGATTGATGAGGACAATATGGTTATTGAGATGGAGTATGATAGGTATACCCTTCAGATCAAGGCTATCCTGGAAGACTACGTAAAAGTTCCTAAAGATATTTGAGTGGCTCTACAGGGCTCTCAGTGTCCCCATACGGTGTGCTACTGTCGTGTCTGTAGCTTCTCCATTACGATATAATGTGATTACGACTGCAGGACTTTCTTCGCTGGCATTAATTGTTACATCTGTACCTGGAACTTTATAAGAACCGCTGCGGATTACTCTTTTAACTTTTCCGGTAGCCCGTCCTCCAGAAGAGTTCCAGGAAACCATTTGTCCAACACGAACACTATCTGCCTTAAATACATCTGTCAGTCTCGTAGCTCTTGTGAAGTCTTTTCCAAAGTTTTCAAACATTGACTTTTCCTTTTCATGCTCCTCATCGGCCATCAGAGACCCGTCTGGCATGTAGTGGTATCCCTCGGGAGCCTCGCGCTCATCCATAAAGCCGTCTGACTTTGTCGCAGGAACACAGTTCGGTACTGGGCCACCATCCTGTCCAGGTTTCATTCCCCTTTGAACGTATCCGTCCCAGCAGGGGGATTGCTTGTTAATCTCGTTGCTATCTTCCTGAATAAAATTAGTCATAAATATATTATATCACATAGGAATCTCTAAGTTTATCAGAGGTGCAGTTAGCCAACCCCTGACAGTTCTTGTGAATTCTGAAGTAGCTGATACCAAAAAGTCTCCTATTAATTCAAGGCTTGACTTGGTACAATCGAAAGCAATGCAAGGGACAATGCCACAGATACAGACGATAACAAAAGCATTGCGCGATTAGATTTGGGGGTTTTCTTTAACATTAATGATTCCTTTATTGTTTGTATTTGAGCAAGATTAAGTCCCCACACAGTAACCTGAAGGAGTTGCCCAGAAAAATGGTAACTAGTCATCCTAAGAAAACAAAATCCTTGCCCTGTATGGGGACACTACTATTATAGCATAAGAGAAAGCGGACCACAAGAGTGATCCGCTTATCTATATTTATTTAATTACTTTTTAGTAACAGGTGGCTTCGGGGTTACCTTAGCAACTGCTTTTTTAGGAGCTGTCTTAGCCACAGCTTTTGTTGCTGCCTTCTTAGCTTCCTCTGCTGCTTCTTCTAATTTCTTTGTTACCTCATCGGATACGGTCTTGAAGACTCTACCGAACGCTGGGTCCTTGCCATTGAAATAGCGAAGCAAGGTTGGGATTGCTGCTGCCCACAAGCCGTTTGCAACTCCTAGCCAATCACTCAACGCGAGTTCAAATGGTGAAGACACTCCGGCACCGGCGATGGTTGTGGCAATCAAAGCCAAGACCACAGCCAGCAAGTTTTCTAGATATGATTTTATAATAGCTTTATTCATTTTTGTTTCTCCTATTAGTGTATTTTTAGTTTTATGTTTATGGATTATGTTAGATAATCCTTATCTGCGTTTAGGGGGTGTATATATGTACCCCCGCTTTTAGTTGCCAGTATCGGGCTCTTCTGGCAAGTGGTTGAATAGCTCTATGCGAGCTAACTGTATCTGATCATTGTCCTTGTTCTCAATTGCAATAAGGTAATTCTGCACCGCGAGCTGGACATCCTCAATATACTTGAAGGCATGCTCCCTAGATTCAGATAAAAACTTTATGAAGTTTTCATTTGCTTCTGGAGACTTCTGTAATTCCATAGATTCGATCTTGGATAACAGGGCAACCTTATCTAATATTAATTGACCGATAGACATTATTGACTTTTGATTACGTCTATAAAGCCTAAGGTACAAAGCTAAAATAAAAAAGAAGGATACAAGGTATACAGCGAAGGCTATTAGGTTTAACACATCAGGCATCTTCTACACCTCCCTCTCTAACTAGCAACACCATGGCTCCATTTTGCTCCAGGGCATCTTTTATTTTAGCCATATATTCAACAGCTTTTCTTTTGTCTTCTCCAGTTAGCTTCATGAACAATGGCTCGCTTGCCCTAACGGACAAAAAGTTATCATTGTCTCTGATCTCAAGGTAAAACCCCTTTGGAGAAAGATGTGCAAGTGAGCGAACTGCTCGTCTCATGTTGTCTGTATACATATTAATCCGTAGTCAAATTCTTCCACGTTTCTGCCCAATCAGATTTTGATCGGTGTCTTCCGAATTCTCTGGAGACCTTACCCTTTTCCAAGTAAACGCCTCCCCAAATTCCGTATTCTTTTTGAGATATACCCACAGCAAAACACATCCTAGCCACAGGACAAGCTGCACAAATGCTTTCTACAGCTGGTCTAAGCTTTTCGCTTTCTTCATACTTATCGAAGAAGAGGTTAACATCGTAGCTTACGCAAGAGCCTTGGTCTTTCCAGGCATTCTTATCCACGGGCTACCTCACAAGCTTATTCGGGATCTCCCAGCCAGTTTCTGTAATCTCAAAACGTTGCTGAACGTGCCACTTATTTTTAATATAAGCTCCGTTAGTGTATCTCCATGCCACGGGGTTGGGATAAGTATTTAATACCGTCCAACCATCCCATGACAAAGACCTGTTGCGGCTTACGATTTTTTCCATTTCACTCACGGAAGTTACGGTTGCCATTTTGTTTTTTCTCTCTCTGTTGCCCTTTATGTAGATAACATCTCAAATATCTATGAGATGCTAGTATCTGTAGACTCCGACTTCAATGTCTTTGGCCTCTGCTAGGTCTACCAGTTCAGAGACTGGCTCCTTTGGCTTACTGAAATATGCAAGGTAATCTATTTTATGAATGTTCGTAGCGATCCACTTTGCGGGAACCTTTATCAACCTAATTCTTACTCCCCTGGCTTTAAGACCTCTCTCAGAAACGTTCGAGAACTCCAGACCCATAGAGTTTATGTTTGCCGAGCCAGCTGAGTATATGATAAATTCAGTGTCACCTTTTTCCAGAGAAGAAAGAGCTGTGCCCATTGCCCTTAGAAAAATCTGATACTCATCAAAACTACGAGTTCCTTGGATTGCCATTATCATTAGATTTTCCTTCTGTCAATTTATCAACAATAAATATTACTTCCTCTAATTCTACCTTATCAAGTGCCATCATGTCAAGCACTTTTGCAGAATCTTCTTGAACTCTTCCTTCTAATAGATCTGCCCTGTAGACCTTGCTATCTTTAATCCAGTAAGCATTCTTTCCAGTCATGATAATCCTAAGCTGACTGGCTTCTAGATGCTTGGAAGACTGCGTGTGCTGTGGGTAACGATCCAGGAATACAATATTCTGGAAAGGAGCTACCATGTCATGAATGTAGCTTTGGCTATACTTAATCTTAATAAACTCAGACTTTATGTCTTGATGTGGCTCTAAGTACCGCCTTGTAAAAAAGATTATGGCAATAGTTAGTAATGATCCTATCAGGTATTCCATACTAAAGCTCCAGTCGTCTTTTTGTTTCAGAAACAATCTGGGAAAGGGTGAGCCTTAAGTGTTCTGAGAGATCGCCCAAGGCCCTTTCGTCATGAGCCAGTACGGTCGGGGCAACCAGAGGATTCTCTAATTGCATATCTATCTGTAAAAATCCTAGCTCCCATAGCTTGTATATATCTGCCTGGTAATTACTCATGATTGCGGCATACAGATCTGGGGCAAGCTCTCCCAGCTTTTCAGTAAAGCTATACAGCATCTGTCCATCAAAGCTTAATCCCGAAAACTCAACAGCTCCATCGAGTATTAGCTTGCTTATTAGTTCATCGCCCATGTCCATAAGAATCTCCTATACTAATTAATTGATTAGTCTTCGCCCTGAAGCCTGTTCTCAACTAATCTTTCTCTTTCGTCTATGATCTGATAAGCAAATTTTTCTAAGTTATGATACCCAATAGGGTTGTTTAACACCATGTTATAGTGATGGGAACAGAAAAGTAGCTCTCCTGTCACCCCAATAGCTCTTACATAAGCTTGCGCAGAGCAGTCAGAGTCGCAACGTTCTATCGTTGTGAGCGTCCACTCAGATTTATCTTTTAATACTTCCAATGCTATGCCTTATCTGTGCTGTAAAATCCGCTACCCTTAAAGGCAACTCCTATACTAGAGTATACCCTATCCAGGGCAATACTGCAATGTTCGCAGCGACTCTTTCCTTCTGGTTCCGAAATGTTTCTTGATATCAAAACAGATAGGTTACATTTTTTACATACATATTCGTAAAGTGCCAAGCTAAGACTCCTATAGATTTGGATTGGTTGTTTTTACAGCAACGATAGATGTTAGTATAGACAGCAATGCTGCTGTTCCTGATACCCCGACAACAGATATCCAATCTAACTCAAACAATCCCACGGTGTTTGTGCCTATCATAGCTACAGCTGTTTGCGCAAAAGTTTTAATAGCTCGTTCTCCTGAGTAACTCCAAAAACTTATTCTAAACATGATTACTCCATTGGGTTTTCATCTTCAGGCCTCCAGAGCTTCACGTCTTGATAGGTGCTGGCAGCCGTATAAGCTGTCAGAATGATCCCCAGGAGGCTAACACCACCAGCTACGAGGCCAGAGCCCACAGAGGTATCGGATACATAGGTAATGGCTCCAAAGATTATCATAGCAAAAGAAAGACGGTAAGCCCCGTAGATCAGCTTCCTTCTGAACTTCCAGGAAGGACCATAAGACGAGTCGCCCCCATCATCTTCTTTCAAGAAAAAAAGATTGTCTACATGCTTCGGCATATTCTCTTTAAAAGATGTCCAAACACTTTTCTTCTTTTTTGTAGCCATAGTATTCTCCTAAGGTA